TTATGCGGATATTCTGCCCACATCTTGGGTTGTATTATTACGTTTTTTTAATTCTTCAAGCTCTTGCTCTAAACGTTTTATTTTCTCGTCTTTAATATCAATTGCTTCTTTAAAAATAGAGCCATACCCCAGTATTAACCAGATAGGTCTCACTTCAGGAATATTGTTCATTATTTCTTCTAACACACTTGCAGGAATAGGTTTATTACCAGCAATAAATGTAACTAATTCGACATAATCAACTTTTATCAATTTAGCCAAATCTTGATAGCTTATATTTTTTACCTTACAAAGTTCATCTAAACGAAGTCCAACCCTTTCCAATGATGTTGTATTATGTTTAGAACTTTTATAACGACTCAGATCATCAATGATCCAATTTTTAGGCTCTAAATGATACTTCCCGTACAAAAAATCTTCAAATTCAGGATAAACTTTCTTTATCTTATCAAATGTATCTACAGGAATTGGAACTTTTTTAATAGCTTGTGAAAAAGCAGATTCACTATGATAACCAATTATTAAAGCAAACTCTTTCTGTGTTTTTACATTTCCTATACTCTTTAAAAATGAAATGAATTTTTTAATATTTTCTTTATTCATAACGAAAAATATTTATTTGATATTCAGCAAAATACAGAATGTAGATAAAGAAACTTTATTTTAAATTTGGAATATTAGATAAAGTTTCTTTATCTTTGCACCTGTAAAACTACCAATGTAAGACTACAGCGGTAAAATTAGATATTTATATGAAATTGACCAAGAAAGTTATTTACTTTTTTTCTGAGAAAGGAAAAAAACAAACAAGAAGAATGCAACTTGCATTAGCTATTGGCGTTGGATATGATACCATAAATAGGTATATAGACAACAATAATGAAAAACTTGACACGACAAAATGTAGAAGTGCACTTATTGAAATTACAGGAATACCTAATGAGAAACTGTTTGAAATGTCTAACCTTTAATCCTCCACACTATGTTTAAAAGAATCACTTATTATCATCTCGACCAAGATTGTCATTTGTGCCGTGTAGAGATACGCACAATTTTATTTGGCATTGTTATCAGTCGCCAGTTTTGCGATGTGATATAACTTAAAATGTTTTTCAATGGATGCTGAAACTGTATACAAGGTTGCCCAGGCGTTGGATAATACCCAACGAGAACGCTTGCGCCAACTATTGAATACCAATGTAGAAAGCAATCCAATAACTAAACAGAAAAAGAAAAAACAACTATGGGACGAAAACGAACTAAGAGAGCGAATTATCGCCGATTTTCAAAGAAGAGCAAGAGAGTTCAAAAACAAAAACACCTTCCTCACCTCCTCTTCGAGGTAGTTCCGATAAGTGCTACTACCAAGGTAAAAACAACCTATAAGGTGTCGGCTGAAAAGCGGAAGATATACAATAATACTTACCGCCTCAAATGCAAAGGTTATAGAGTAGAACCGCACAAGCATACTATCTATGCCTATAACGATGAAGTAATGAACACTACACAAGCCAAGAACTTAATGAAACTCGGCTTTGTAGTTCAATTAGAAATACAATAACTATGGTATACGGATATATACGCGTAAGTTCTGATAAGCAAACAGTAGAAAACCAACGTTATGAGATAAATAATTTCTGCAAAAAACAAAAAATAAAAATTGATGTATGGGTAGAAGAAACTATCTCTGGAATGACAAAGGTAGAAAACCGAAAATTGGGTAATCTACTAAAAAATATGGTCAAAAATGATATTATTATTTGTTCGGAATTGTCTCGATTAGGACGAAATCTACTGATGATTATGTCTATACTTAACGAATGTATGAACCGTGAAGTACAGGTTTGGACTATCAAAGATAATTACCGACTTGGTAATGATATTAGTAGTAAAGTACTTGCTTTTGCTTTTGGTCTATCAGCTGAAATAGAGAGACAACTTATATCTCAACGAACCAAAGAAGCTTTAGCACGCAAAAAGGCTGAGGGAGTAGTATTAGGGCGTCCAAAAGGACACAAATCTGCTAAAACTAAACTCACAGGAAAAGAAGAACAAATAATAGAACTTTTAGAAAATAACATTAGCTATAGTGCTATTGGGAGATTAACAAAAGTTCATAGACTTACCGTAGCTTCTTTTGTAAAAAGACATAACCTAAAAAAATAAAATACCTATGAAATCTGTAATCACCCCAGAAAAAGCAGCGTTCATTCGAGAGCATTACCTAAAACTATCAGGTAAAAAAATTGCAAAAACATTAGGTGTATCACCTTGTGCAGTTCAGAGATTTATGCGTAAAAACAACCTTAGAATATCAGCTGAATTATGTGCTTTTTTCAAAAGTGAGGGAAGTAAAAAACCTTTCAAAAAAGAAGAACTTACTTTTATTCACGAGCATATTCGCAATCATTCTTTAAAGTGGATAGCCAAGGCATTAAATAGAAGTTGTGTTACAATAAGAAAAGAAGCACACCGCTTAGGGTATAGCGAACTACTGAAAAAAAAATCGCTAATTAGTAGATATCAAAAAGGGAAGATTCCTGAAAACAAAGGTATAAAAATGTCAGAAGAAACTTATGAGAAAGTAAAACACACTTTCTTTAAGAAAGGGCATTTACCTCATAATACTCTCACTGATTATACAGAAGTGATTCGCAAAGAAAAAGGTACTTCTTACATCTATATAAAGATACCAGGAGCGAGAAAAGCAATACCTAAGCACCGTTATCTATGGGAGCAAGCACACGGAACAATACCTAAAGGGTATAATATCATTTTTAAAAATGGGAATACGCTTGATTGCTGTTTAGAAAATTTGGCGTGTGTAAGCGATGAAGAACTTATGCAAAACAATACCATTCACCGTTATCCTAATGAGTTAAAAACAGCTATTAAACAGATTTCTAAAATAAAAAAACAGCTAACAAAATGAACTTAGACGACTTAAACGAAACCTTATTCAAACTTTTAGACGACATCAAAGAGGAGCGCGTTGATACTTCAAGAGCACAAGCGATGACTAATGTTGCTAATACCATTATCAATTCAGCTAAGATACAGCTTCAAGGAATTAAACAAATGCAAGACTCAGGCATAGTGCCTTTAACAATGAAAGACTGTAGTCCGAAATTGTTAGGTGGCTTATATGATCAAAAGAGTTCTTTTGCTAAAAAACTTGGTTACTCTAATGTAGCAGAAGCCATTGGAAAAATGGGAAAAGAGCAATTCAATAAACTTTTTGAAGAAAGAAACTGATTATGATTAAATCATCAGTCATAGATAAATTATACGAAGCTGACCTTTGCCAAGCTATTGGCAGGGTGTATACCGATGCTTCGTATAAGATACGCAATAACGGAACGGCGGAGGGGTGCTCGCCTTTCAAAAACGAGCGCACCCCCAGCTTCAAGGTTTCCAATGTAAAGAATATATGGAAAGACTTTGGCTCTGGCAAAGGAGGTACAAGCATTATCGACTTTATCCAAGAATACAAAGGCGTTGATTTTCTCGAAGCGGTAAAAATCGCCTGCGAAACCCTCAATATTCCTATAGAATACGAAAAAGAAACCGACGAGCAAAAGGAAAAGCGCACCCAAAAGCAGAGCCTTACACAAATACTCAAGAAAACTGCGGAAATATACCGTCAGAACTTTGTGAGTTTGCCCCCCGAGAGCGAAGCCAAGAAGTATATGCTTAGCCGTAATTTCAGCGATGAGATTGTGGATAACTTCGGTATAGGGTATGCCTTGGCAGGCTTGTACGAGGCTTTCAAAGAGCAGGCTATCGTGAGCGATGGCGAAGCATTAGGACTGTTGCGCAAGAATAACCAAGGCAACTATTACGACTTCTTCAAGGGGCGTATTATCTTCCCTATTAGCGACAAGTATGGGCATTGTGTAGGCTTTGGCGGTAGAATACTTACTAACGATAAGAAGCAACCTAAGTATATCAATAGTGCTGAGTCTGATTTATTCGATAAATCTAACTTGCTGTACGGCTTCCATTTGGCGCGTAACACCATTGCCAATACGGGCGAGGTCTATTTGGTAGAAGGCTATACCGATGTAATGCGAATGCATCAGATAGGGTTTACCAATACCATAGCTACCTTGGGCACGGCTCTCACGCCACAACACTTGGCACAGCTGAAGAAGCTATGCCGTAAGGTGATTATCTTCCGCGATAGCGATAGTGCAGGGCAAACGGCTGCCGAGCGTGATTTACAACTGATATTGCAAGCGGGTTTGTTTGCCGAATTAGTGGTATTCCCGTCGGAAGACAAAGAAGACCCTGACAGTATAGGGCAACGCCCCAATGCGGTAGAACTTATCAAATACTCGCGCAACGATGCTATATTGCACCTTATTGGCGAAGCCTACCGCGCAGCACTCGACCGCTATACTGAAAAACACGGACAGAGCAAAAAAGCACTGCTATTACCCGAAGATAAAAAGAACCTTACCGAATTGGCTAAAAAACTTGTAGGCTGCATTCCTGATGACACTACCCGCGAGGCGTATGCCGAGCAGCTGAAAGAGCTGTTTAAAATTAAGGTAGCTTCACAACAAAAAAAGGAGGAGAAACCTAAAAACATTAACAACTCCACACGTGTTCAAAGAGGGGAGGGGAGTGGTATAGACGGCTCGCTCGATAACTGTGTTTTCCCTGACGAAGTAGAAGATCCTTACCTGTATAAGAATGAGATTATAGAATACGGACTTTTTCAGCACAAAAACCGCATCTATACATCAGCGGGCAAGGAAGGTAAGGAATATTTTATCTCGATTTCTAATTTCTCTATTGAAATAGTGCAGCATATGCAAGATGAGAAGTTCCCGATGAAACTTATACGCATCTGCAATATCTATGGCAGTGAAAAGATTTTTGATATACTTTCCGATAAAATAAACTCCCTACCCTCGTTTAAGAACGTGGTAACCTCCTTTGGTAACTACTACTTTTCGGGCACTCCTTCACAGCACGAACGCCTCTTGCGTTACCTTTTCGACCGTATGGGCACAGGGCGTAAGATTAGCATACTCGGCTGGCAAACGGAAGGCTTTTGGGCGTGGAATAATAAAATAGTAATACCCCAGGGCGAAGATATAGTACTCGACAAAACGGGACTTTTCAATTATCAAAAAACTTGCTATTACATTCCTTCAGCAAATGCCAATTACGAAAATAATGCCTTTATGTATGGTGCGCAAAAGAGGTTTAAGAGTACAGCCACTTCGTTAGTCCCTCCTGAGTACTTCAGACAGATGTATAAGGTACACCGCTCGCACGCCATTACGGCTATACTCTTTGGCATTGGTGCTTTCTACCAAGATATTATTGTAGCGGGCACGGGCTTTTACCCTTTGCTCTTTCTCTATGGCCCTGCTTCAACAGGTAAAGATAATCTTTGCGAGGCGGTACAATCGCTAATGGGGATTCCTCAAACCGCGATACAGCTTGAAGGAGGTGCCAGTACCATTAAGGCACAAATACGCGAATTTTCTCAGTTTAGCAATGGTATATCGCAACTATCGGAGTACAAGCGCGGCAACCCACAGATTGATGGGGTACTAAAAGGCTTGTGGGACAGACGAGGCTATAAGCGAGGCACGATAGAAAGCCCCGTAGCTACCGAAGAAGTACCTATCTTATCGGCTACTATCCTCACTGGTAACGATTGCCCCGATGCTGAAGCCCTTATCACCCGCCTATTGTGGGAGGAAATGAAACAACAAGAGTTTGACGACGAAGCTAAAATACAGTATAACGTGTTGAAAGATATGTGCAAGAAAGGTATATCGGGTATGGCCGACTTCTTTATCCATAAGCGAGACTTCTTTGCCGATAAGTTCTTGGAAACCTACCGAGAGGCTAAAAGGAATTTCACCAAAGGAGAAGTATTTAAGAATGTGCCATCGCGTATTACCGATAACCTCTCAGTACTTCGGGCGGTATTCAGCATCTTTAAAAACGATTGGATATTCCCCTTTACTGAAGAAGAGATGTTAGCGCACTTCGAGATAATGGTGGATAGCCAACGTAAGAAAATAGAAACCGACTCGGCTGCCAATCGTTTTTGGGATTGTATCTTGGTATGTATGCGCCTCACCCAGGGCGAAGCCTTACGAATGGGTATCAACCTGCGCGAGGAAGGTGGCTATCTAAGTTTCAACTTCAGCACAGTATATAGTATAGTGCAACGCCAATGGTTTATACAATATAGAGAGAACGCACCAAGCAAAACCGAATTACGCCGACAGATAAAAGAAGCCGAGAGTTTCGTAGGAGAAGAAAAAGCCGTACGAATAAACCTAACCATCAACAGTCCTACCAGTGCGATAAAGGTAAACATCAACAAGCTGCCTATACGTGCAGAACTCATCGCAGAGATTGAAAATCAACGATTAAGAGGAGAAGTAAAAGACATACAAGACGAAGATAATAGTTTTTATTGATAGCTAAAAAACACGAAAATTGAAAAATGAACTATTTTTTTTATAAAAACGCGATTTTTTCAGAAAATGGCACTTTTTTTTTCCTACATTTCCTACAAACACTCAATATTCTAATAATGAGTATATTAACTAAAAAAATACGTAGGAAAGTACGTAGGATTTGTAGGATTACGTAGGAACTCGTAGGAAAGTGTAGGAAAAGTTTTTCGGTTTTCCTACGTAAAAAAAGCACTTTCCTACACACTAAAAAACGCTAATATGCTGAAAATCAAATGTAGTATTTGTAAAAATAGCTCTGTAGGAAATGTAGGAAAAAAAAATGCCCCTTTTTGGAAAAAAGTAACTTTTTTGAAGAAAAAATGCTGAAAATAGCTCTTTTCGCTATAGATAAAATTTATAATTATGAAATATTACTTTAAAATACTGACCAATATAAAGGTAGCAGCTGCTTATCTACACAAGCGTAACAATGTAGTAATGGGCTTATACCGCCAAGGCAACTTAGTAGGCGGACTCCTCCCTGTGGGAAGTCCCTTGTGTTTACAAGAGTATTTAAGCTCTATATCGGGTATTTTCCCTTCGCAAAAAAAGGATTTGCTGCTATATCGCTGTATGAGCAATACTATTACCTACGCCAATAATAACTGGGGCAAATTTTTAAAGCAAACTTATATACCCATTAGCGACAACAATTATATAGCAAGCTCGCTACTGTGTATAGAGCCTATCATCGTTTATCTCCCCAAGGTCGAGGCTTATGTAGCTGCTCTGTACTGGCATCAGTATTTGGTTGGGTTTTGCCATTTTTCCGATTTGTCAATTAGCAAATTAGAAAAATTGCCCATTCGCAAGTTATTCCCTACCGACTTAAACAATTTAGATAGCTATCTAACCGACAACCCTACCATTAAATACTATTGCAATAACGAAATGATATTTATTAATAACTAACATCCAAATTCTTATGCTAAGCATCACTTTACACCTGCCCATTTATCTTATTAAGTATATGCGTACGCTCTATGGCGAGCCGTATGCCCCAAAAGCAAACGACGAAATAGGTATCTATATCCTCAACGTGTTGCAGCGCAAAAGCAACCTATCGGAGTACCAATTACGCGCTAAGAAAGAAATATTGTATACCTACCAGCTCACTATTAGCACAAGCAATTACGAGAAGCGTGGGGCGATAATCTTGCCACAACAGAACACACTAATAGTGAAGTTTGTGGACAGTCATTTTCGCCGAGAGCTATTTCGCACGGCAGTAATGAACCACTATTATTATAGTATACCTTATAAGTTCACCATCATCAACATATTAAGGTCCTACAACATCGAAGAAAACGATTTGCCTTACGAGACCATTCGCAAGGATTTTAACCGTAAAAAAGAAGAAATTGAAAAACGATTATTAAAATGAACACCCTACACCTCACCATCAAAAAGAAGTGGTTTGATATGATACTCTCAGGGGAGAAAACAGAAGAGTACCGCGACATCAAACCGTATTACAACCTTCGTCTTATAGGAAGAGATTACGACACTGCCGTCTTTCGCAATGGTTATGCTCGTGATGCTCCAAGCCTCATTGTAGAATTAAAAGCAATACGCTTTGGCACAGGCAAACCTGAATGGGGCGCAGAAGCCAATAAGAAGTACTTTGTACTATACTTAGGAAAAATTATTAACACTAAAAATATCGACAAATGAGAACAATCAAAGATTTAACCGTAAAAGTAACCTACACTGTAGGTTTATCAGATGTAGAAGTCTCCGATGAAGTATTTGAACAATTAGATAAAATGGCAGACTATGGATTTTCTGTTGAAGATTGTGAAAGTAGCAAGTATCCAGAAGCGTTTGATTGGCTTGCTTACAACATAAGAGAAAGAGATGCTATGGATTGGGCATACGAAGTGGAAATAGACTAATAACATTAAAAACAAAACAAATGAATAAAGACATTTTAACAGTTGATAAAGCCAAAGAATCTGTATTAAAAGAGATAACAGAAAAACAAAAAGCAGGAAAATCTATCTCAGAAATATTAGAAGAAAGTAGAGGTTTTACAATAACAAATACCTACTGCTATAACAATTTTGTAAATTTAAATAAAAACAATGAAAACAATCCAAGAACTCGTCCCACTTATCCAAGAATGGGCAAAAGAAAGAAAAATCTATGAACAACTAACACCATTTGATGAGCTCCTTAAAACCCACGAGGAGGTTGGCGAACTTATCAAAGCGTGTTATGACAACGACAAACCCGCCATACAGGACGCTATTGGCGATGTAATGATAACAATGATTAACTATTGTTACTTTATAGAATTGGATGCTATAAAGTATATTAAGCAAGCGGTTGATCTATCCGTAACAGATTATTATACCATCTCATACGTAATGAACGCTCATAACGCTTTAGGTAGATTGATAAGCCTTTATGTGTGGAATGAAGGCAAAGAAATATCTAAACCAAGCGGACTTAGAGTATTTAGTATCCTACACTATCTCAACGGCATTGCTCATTTGGAAGGCACCACCCTCGAGGAGTGCCTAAACATCGCCTACAACGCAATCAAAAACCGAAAAGGAAAAATTATTAACGGTAAATTTATCAAAGAATGAATAATAACAACTATCCCTCTTGGCTTGTACCCTTGGATATAGCCAAAGAACTCAAAACAATAGGTTTTAACAAAAAGACTATGTTTTATTTTTTCTCAGGAGATACTACATTTAAATGTAATATCTCTGAAGACATACCTTTGGATTACATTCTTCCTATTGAAGATATTGAATTAGACAATTATAATAGGAAAGGTTTTTACGCTTCAATTCCTATATGGGAACAAGTATTTGAGTGGTTCAGAAGTAAAGGTTACCACGGCGTTATAGCCGTAAGAGATGAAGATGGAGATAATGAGTACTCCTATTGTATTGACTACCTCAATGAGTTAAGTAGCGACTTTGAGCAAGACAGCCACCTAACCTATGAGGAAGCTCGTGAAGCCCTTGTAAAAGCACTTATACAAACCTATAAACAAGAGCAGCCTATAAACGAAAGTTAGTAACTCAACAAGGCAAAGGGTATAACACTACCTTTTGCCTTTTTTATTGCAAAAAAAATATTCTTATAACTTACTGATATTAATACACTTACAAAAAAATGTTGCATTTTAAACAAAATAAAATAAAAAAAAACAAGCAAAATGCTTGCGTAATTAAAATGGTTACCATATCTTTGCAACGTAAAATTAAAACAAGTAATAACAATTCAAAAACACTTAGAAAATGACAACAACAGACAAAACATTAGGCTTACAAGAATGGGTGAATGACAATAACTTCACCACCGAAACAATTAGCGATGAAGCAATCGTTGAATTTGTAAAAGAAAACTACAGATATTACAACTATGTAGACAGTATCGAAGAAGCAGAACAGCTGTACAATGAATCAATAGAAGACCGTGATGAGTGGTTAGAGTTAAGAGCATTAGACACCCCCGAACGAATCGAAACGTTCGTCGTTAAAGGTGAAGAGTTTGATGGGTATGCTCGATATGATGAAACCTATACAGTAGAGATTGTAGGTATAGCAGACCGTCAAGGCGGTGAAGAGCAGTTTTATATGATTGATATTTCTCATTGCTAATAAAAGAACAAAGCCCCTAACACTACATTAGGGGCTTACTTGTAAAATTAAAACAATTCTAACGATTTAACACCCTTAGAAATGAGGGGCAAACATACAAAATAATATGGATAACAGCAAACTTTTCGAATTAAAAATGCCTAAATTCTTACTGGCAGCAGAACCTTCACAAATGCCAAGCGGATTTCATTACATCTATTCACCTCACTACTTATCATTGGTATTGATAATTAGAGAGCACACACAGCAGGTAATTCTCAATAATGAATTACGAAGCAAGCCACAGAAGTTATACAACTACAATGATAATGAGCAATTCAGATTGGTAGTACTGCAAAATAATATACAGCAAACAGGAGGTATCTTATCTCCAGAAATATCTGAAACGCAATTCTTAGATGAAGCGTGGGAATGGTACAGCACTAATATGATAACACAAGAAATATGACACCACACGAAAAAGTAATATACATCATTCAGCAGTTAGAACTATCCGATAGCAAGGTAGCGCGTGCCATTCAGAAGAGCACATCGGCAGCAACTCACAAGCGAATGAGACTCAGAGACAACAAGTTTACCGATGAAGACTTCCAACGAATACACGATTTCTACATCGAAAAGTTGAGAAATATAGAAAATTTAGAATAAAAAACTTCTAAACCTGTCCCACGCAAAAAATAAAAGATAAAAGTCTGTTTTTCAGGCTTTTATCTTTTTTATTGCCCTTTTGCCACCCCATAGCTCTCCCTTATCACACCACAGCCAACAACGAACCAACATCGAACGAACATCGAACCTACACCCCACAAACACCCCGCAAACCCTTACCACACAACGCCCCAATTCAAAATTCATAATTCATAATTCAAAATTTCCCGTCCTTTCACAACACTCCCAAACACCCTACTTTTGCCGTATATTTATAGTTAATAAGTTAGTCGTTAGCAAGCGACAACATTCTAACGACTAAAGACTAAAGACTAACGACTAATGCTCAACCTCTGCAACCTCCCCGAATCCTTTACGCGCGAAATATCTCACGTGCTCTTGTTTGAGGCTAATTCTTTCAGTTTCAATCAGAATATGCGCGCCCTTACCCCCAATGAAAACAGCTATCTGTTGCGTATCGACCTGCATAACCCCGCACCTTATAACCGCAAGGTGAGTATCAAGCAGCAAAACCACAACGATTACTTCGATATACAAGTCTCCTTGCCCATCTACGATTTGTCTAAGGACACCCGCAAGAAGCTCATCGGCTTTCACAAACAACGCCGCTATGTAGTAGCCCTAGTATCGGAGCAGGAAATGCTGGTAGTAGGCAACGCCCGCGAGCCTTTCACCCTCACTATCGACGACAATATAGTTGATAACGGCAAAGGTACCGACACCTATATAGTTACCCTTACAGGGCAAACTATCATCTTCCCTAATATCAGCAAGATAACCGAAAAATTCCGTGTCCTTTTCTTTGCGCCGCCTTTGCAATAATTTTGCACCATTAATGATTTGCCGATTAGCAAATTGGCAAATTAGCAAATTGACAAATTATGTTATTCTCTATCAATTATAATTACCTGGCTGAAAAACTCCCCGAACTCCTCTTAGCCTATCGCAAGGGGAGTTTCGAGAGTTCGCATTGGTATGAAGAGGTTTACCACTACAATTTTCAGCAGCGCAACGCCTCTTTGCAACAAGGGCGCGACAGCTTCCCCGTAGTGGTAGAACTCAAGCAGCCCATCGTCAAATACACCTCTTACGGATATATCGGCACCCAATATATAATTTCGCTGTTAGGAGCTCTGGAATCGCACCAAGCCGTTACCGCTATCGTGCTCGACATCGATAGCGGGGGCGGAATGGTTGCTGGCACCGAAGAGCTTGCCAGCGTTATTCGCAGTTTGCAAAAACCTACCGTCGCCTATACTGGCGGCTGTATGTGCAGCGCCGCCTATTGGATAGCCAGTGCTTGCGATAAGGTAGTCGCCGCCCCCTTTGCCGATGCCATTGGCAGTATAGGCACAATGTGGAGTTTTCAAGATTTTGCGCCCCTTTTAGAAAAGTACGGTGTAAAAGTATACGAACTCTACGCCCCCGAAAGCAGCGAAAAGAATAAGGCTTGGCGGGACCTTAAAGAAGGCAACGACAAAACCATATTGCAAAGCCTTTCAGAATACAACGCCCGCTTTGTTAATAGCGTAAAAGCCTACCGCCCCGATGCCAAAGAAGAAGTATTTAAAGGCAATACCTACAATGCTAAAAAAGCCAAATCATTAGGATTGATAGACGAAATAATGACACTTAACGAAGTGATTAGTCAATTAGCTAATTAGCCATTGACAAATCGACAAATCGACAAATTAAAAAAAGTATGAAACACGCAAAAATTGCCGCCTTATTGGCATTGGCCAGTATCGACCTAAAAAGCCCTTTATTTGGGAATGAAAAGTTTGTAGAGCTCAAAGAATCGCAGCTCGACAAGATTGAAGCCGCCTTAGCAGCTGCCCAAACCGCTGCCGACAACACCGCCCTCGAGCAGCTTATGGCAGAAATGAAAGCCAACAACGAAAAGCTATTGGCAGAAAAAGCTGCCCTTACCGCTGAAAAAGAAGCCCTCGCCGCGCAAGTAACCGCTCTTACTGCCGAAACCGAGCGCCTCAAAACCGAACTCAACAACCGCCCTGCACACTCATTGCCTGCCAATGACGGCAAAGAAGAAGAGGTAAAAGGAGAGTTCGATGGCATCGTAGATATGAACGATGCGCACAATCAATTAGCAAATTAGTAAATTAAAATATGGGAAATACAATTAAAGCTACTGAAATTGCAAAAGAGCTCGTACGTTACGGCAACGCTCGTCCTATCGAACTCGAAGCAGCGATACTCTCTAAAGAAATCCTGCTAAACCGCTACGCCAAACCACTGGGCAAAGTAAAAGGCGAATGGCATATACCTGCTGTATTTATCAGCAATGTAGTGCAAGCCTTTTCCGACAAGTGGACGGGTGCTGGCGAAGTGTCTTTCAAAAAGAAACTTTTGAAAAACTTCCGTCAGAAAATCAACTTCCCTATCAACCCTAACGACATCGTTGGCAGTTGGGAAGAAGCTATGTACGAAGAGGACAAAAAACCTCACGAAATGCCTATCAGCAAGTTCATTATGGGGCTTATCACCAAAAAAGTGATTTCCGACCTCGACCTCATCAGTATTACGGGCAAGTACGATGCCACCCAAGTAGGCAGTACTACCCCCGACTATACCAAAACAATGGACGGACTTAACGAAGTGGTGAACCGCGCCGTTGCCGATACAAGCAACCCTGTTTTCCACATTCCTGTAGATGCAGGGGTAACAAGTATTGTAGACCGCGTTACTAAGTTCGAAAAAGGCTTGCCAGGGGGCGTGAAAGTGAAAACACTCTTTATCTCTCTCGAAGAGTTCAACGACTATGTAGAGCTACGCGAAACACCTGCTAACCAATACATCGACTTCAACGATCCGCAACGTGGAAAAACCAAATACGGACGTGACTTGGTAGGTGTACCAGGATTGAAAGCGGGGCGTATCATCGCTTGGGTAGACGGTAACCTCTTCCGCCTATACGACCGCGTAGATAACCCTGCGCGTATCAACGATGTACAGGTGCAAGATTACCTCGTGAAAATATTCTCCGAATGGCACTTGGGCTACGATTTTGCCGTAAACCAATACCTATTCGTGGAAACCAACGATGCTCAGAAAAAACGAGGATTGAACAACGATGAGCAAAACAAGTTGTTCTACCCTAACCTCGTATTAGCTTAATTCACCAATTAGCAAATTAGCCAATGTGCTAATTTGCTAATTGACAAATCGACAAATTGAAAATTAATTACTATGGCAAAAGAAGAAGAAAAAAATACACCCGTGTCAGAAGCCTCTACCGAAAGCAACGATACACAAGTACAAGCCCTCAACGAGCGCGAGGCTGCTCTCAACGAGAGAGAAGAAGCCCTCAACCGCCGTGAACACGCACTGAATGAGGTTGAAAAACAGCTCAACGCACGCGAACAACAACTCGACCAATATGAGGAGCAACTTAAGGGAACCCCCGAAAAACCCACAGAAGAAGCCCCTCGCAAAGGTCACGAGTTTACATTTCGCAATGTGAATTACAAATTTACCGACGACGCGCCTCAAGTGTTGCTTATCGGCGGTGAATCCCTCTCTCAAGAAGAAATTGCTAATGACGAGGAACTACTCCTCCAACTCATCGGCGGTCACTCACCCCTTATTAACAAATTAACAAATTAAGATTATGGCAAAAAGTTGTTTTGATAATGTCCCGCACGAAAGCCTCGATGCTTGTCCTAACGACGAAGTAAGCGGAGGCATCAGCACTCGCATTTTGTACGCCCCTAAGGCGTTTGTAGACAAATGCGTATTGCCCGCCAATACAGGCGAGCTTGGCAAAGCCAACACTATCGAAGACGGTAACCTTACCCTTATCGCTTCCAAAGCCTTTAAGGGTATCGATGCTCAGATAGACGAGGGAGAGCTTAAAACCTCACTCGTTGGCAATGCAGGCAATAAAAAGGCTAAAACCGAGTTAGAGCTAAAAATACCTCGCTTTAGCGATGTAACCCTCGATTTCATTAGCCGTTACAAGAACGTGCCGATGATTTTCGTAGTCCCCGATGCCCAAGGCACCCTTTGGGTTATAGGCACCAAGATTAACCCTGCTTATGTAGATAGTGCCGAAGCCACTACTGGCAAAAAAGCCGAAGATGACAGCGGTATTACCCTCAAAATCATCACAAACTCAAAACTGTACAAATATGCAGGAACCATCGCCGAATCATAAGTACTTTAAGTCGCTCCTTCCTGAAGGCACCGCCTACTACACCCAGCCTAAAGAGTTGGGGGGCGGACTTCAGGTGGTCGATTTAAGCCGTATACCTCATAATATCATAAACCTATACCTGGCGGGCTTTCCTTACTATGCTTTGCAAGAAGAAGCTGCCGAGCTACTACAAGCCCTCAGCACCGAAACCCTGCAACAGCTCATCGAGAAGAAGAAAAAGCAATACCCGCCCGATGTCCCTATTTTGGAACGCGCCTTGGCACTGAAAAAAAGTCGTTAATGACCAATTACCGAGAACAATACAAACGTTTGCTCACAGAGTATGAACGCCTTGGAGGCAACCTTCAGGGCGTTCCTCGCTTTTATTCATTGGAGAACGAGGCAAAGCTACGGAGAGAAATGAGTAAATTAGCCAATAAGCCAATTAGCCAATTAGAAAATGAGCCAATTAGCCCGTGCGGCTCGCACCAAATCGACAAATCGGAAAACAGCCCGTGCGGCTCGCACCAAATTGACAAATTAATCTCTGATTACCCCCAAACGCTACACCCTGTATACCTCGCCAAGAAAAACCACTGGCTACAAGCCTGCTCCCTCAAGCTAAGCCTCAATGCCCTCCCAGCCGACCAAGAAAGCCAAGCCCGCGCCCTACAGCAGCAGCTATGGCAACTATTCGAGGAAATGGACGCCTGTGATACCGTGCTCGACCATTGGATCAAGTACAAACGCATATTGCTACCCACCGCCCCCTCCCAAGAAGAGGCGTTAGATAAGTTGAGCCCTACACAACTCGTACAACGCCTGCACACCCTGCGCAGTAATATCGTATCGAGGGAAAAAAGCCTTAAAAAGTGGAGGCTACAAGCTGCCGAAAGTGAGGGAGAAAACTTTACTTTGGCTGAAAAAATATTCCGAAAAACCGAAGAATTAAAGCAACTGAAGCTGCTGGTAAAAACCATTGAAAAAAAGATAGAAAATGAAGTAGATACAAAAAAAACTTCTAAACCTGTCCCTTAAGATTTGGGTAAGACATTACAGCCCTAAGCTAATACCCTTATAGATAATTATTCATTACAGATTGTATTGTCCTTTAAGTAGTAGTAAATCAGCATTACCTTTGCGCCATTATTAACCATAAAACTAAATAAAATGGCAAAATCTAAAGAAAATCTTTACCTCTACGGACTTTCAGGTTCTGTAGGCAAACAAATGGTATTCCGCAACACCGCACGCGGTACTATCCTCGCTAAAAGTCCGCGCCACACAGGCAAAAAAACCGAACACCAAAAAGAGCAAGGCAAAAAATTCCTCAAGGCAGTAGCCTATGCCAAGCAAGCCCTTGCCGACAGCTCGTTAGCACCCCACTACAAGCAGCTGGCAGCCGCCTCACCCAACAAGCTATCGGCTTACAATATAGCCGTTGCCGACTATCTTCGTCCGCCAGTTATCGAGGCTATCGATACTACCGCCTACGATGGCAGTGCTAACGGACAAAAGATAAGCGTAAAGGCTACCGACAATGTAAAAGTAACCGCCGTAAAGGTACGCATTGCAGCTGCCAACCAGTCGCTTATCGAAGAGGGTAGTGCTACCCTACACGAGGGCGTATGGCAGTACACCACTACCACTGTCAATGCCTCAATAACAGGCTGTAAGCTAACCGCTACTGCTACCGACCGCCCCGGCAATAGCACCACTAAGGAAGTAGTGTTGTAATATTTAACAGTTAATTTTACCCCCGTAAATTTGCGGGGGTAAAATATTTTTTGTAATTTTGCGCACATTTTAAGCATAGAATCAATATTTTTTCACAAACTAATAATGAAAAACATAAGCATTTACGCACAAGAATTTTTAAATATCTTATTAGGTATTATTCCTTTTGCTATGACTATTTTCAATGATCCTGTTCAAAAGGACGATAGCCTATATAAAAATTTAGTTACTGCTGAAGATAGACAAAAGTTTTACGATGCTGTAGAAGAGTTAAGAAAAAGTGAGAACAAAGGGCAAACACGTACTATTACCTTTAGTAACCAAAAAACCGTCACCATTGCGGTGGGATAAATTATGGAATTTAATATTGCATTAAACACAGTTATATATATAATGATATTTATAGTTCCGGGCTTCCTGTTCCGGAACTCTTTTTATAGAAACGAATTTTATAAGGAGTTCTATTTTGGCAATTTGTTTGAAAGATTTATTTGGACACTCTTCTTTAGTGTGTTAATGCTCTTAGTTTGTTTTCTATTAATTAGTTTCTTTCTTTGGTGGGGAATAGATTTAATACCCCAAGTATCTTATGAAACTATCAGAGAAATACATAATAGCATACACCAACAATCAGATATAATTCTTCCCAACAGAGACACTTTTTTTAATAATTTTGGAGACTTCTTAAAACTTCTATTCATATTATGGGGGCAATCTATATTATTAGGATTTATACTACATAATATAGCTGTGTCTTTAAATTACAATTTCTATAACTATTGGTATGCACTTCTCAATGGCAAAAAAGACACTCCGCCTGAAGGTTTTAAATACGATCACACTTTAGCTTATATACTTACTTGCGAGAATGTGTTGTACCAAGGAGAATACAAACATCACCATCTATCTAAAAGCAATAACGATTTAGAAACCGTTATTTTAAAAGAAGTAAGAAAAAAAGAAAGTGGCAAAGCATTCAAAGCTATCCCAGGTCATAAATTTTGCATACATAAAGACGATATACTAAACATCAATTTAACTTATATATACAAGGAATACGAAAGCCAATGGCAGAGTTTTTTAAAATTATTAAAAGGAATAGGAATATTGCTTTATATCTCATTGATATTCATTTTTATCTATGTACTTTATAGCAACCAATTACCCTCTTTAGATACCTTTGTAAAAAAACTCATTTTCTTTATTACCATTGTAATCATATCAGTACGTATTGCCAATGCTCTTTTAACATTTTCGCTTCCTAAGAAGGATTCTCTCCCCTTCTTTCTCTTTTTTGGCTGGGTTGCTATTTGGGTATTTAAAGGATTCTCTTTTTTTGAGGGAATTTTAGGGTTATTTACTTTGATTATAGGGTATCTTATGTTTATAATACATTTATTTGAGGAAAAAGAAAATACTGAGAATACTGAGGATAACACATCATCAACTAATTAAAAAAAATAACACGAATGGAAACACAAAAACCAAACCCCTATTTTGGTAATACACTTAAATCACAATTACCAAAAGACTTTGTTCAACTTATTAACAAAGTAGAAGAACTAACCCCTGAAGAAAGAGAAATCTTGCAAACCGCTATGATTCGCTCCAGCGAAAAACATTTAGGAAAAATTTCTAAGTACATTTCTTTCTTCTTTTGGCTTACAATCATCGGAGTTGTATGTACAATTATTCTATTTTTACAAAATACTAAATAATTCAATATGAAAAAGTTTTTATTTATCTGCACTTTTCTTAGTGTTTTTATTGCTTCAGCTCAAAGTGAAGACCTTACTAAACCTTATACATTTACTGAAGTCGTTACAGTAGATTCTACCCTTACAGCTAAGAATCTGTATGCTAATGCTAAAATTTGGTTTACTAACACTTTTAAAGATGCTCGTGAAGTTATTCTGTTAGATGATTCGGAGAACAACATTCTTTTTGGTAGAGGTATGATGTATTTCAATAGTAAAATTTTTGTCGGAGGAGGTGCTATGTCAGGTGGAATAGAATATGAAATAAAAATAATGTGTAAAGATGGTAGATATAAATATATTATCACTAATTTTAATCACGAAAAATTGGGAATATTAACCAATGAACGTTATTTTAAAAAGGTTCCTGCTGGCTCAGAAAAATATAAAGTAAAAATGACTACAGAATTAAGAGCTTATGTCTATTTACGTACTAAGGCTCTGATAAATAACTTAAAAGTAGCAATGGATAAACCTCTTCCTACAAATGAAGATTGGTAAACTCAAAAAAAATATTCAAAAAATAACCTGCAAAAAACTTGCAGGTTATTTTTTTTTGCGTACCTTTGCAGCGTTCAAATAAGTGTTGGTGTAAAATCCAGCAATATATCATTTTATTTACAATATAATCCGTGAAGGGGTTGTATAGCCGTAATGCTATACGCAATCTGCATCCAGCACTTGTTTGAACAGCCCCCACTCACGGATTTTTTATTTTTATATCTTATGTTCAAACAAGAATTAACCTTAGAAGAAATCGCGCAACGAAAAGCAGCGCGTCGTCGCTTCCGCGAAATCGTAAAACAACGTTGGGAAGAAGAAACGCTTAAAAACCTCTCCAAAAAAGCGTTCAAGAAAATCAGTAAAAATGGCAACCTCCCCCTTTCAGATACTCCCCTATCGGGGACTACCTCCAAAGGGGGAAACCCCGAACCCGACCTTATGCTATTAGCCAAAGAGGTAGGAGGCTCTTTGCACGTACGCTTTAGCCAAGGCGTATGGTACTTGCACTTCACTTTCTTCAGTAAAAAGGTAGAGAGCGCTGCTCCTACACTTACCGAAGCTATCAACGGCTTAATCATCAACAAACACCTTCAAAATTCAAAATTCAAAATTCAAAATTAAAGATATGAAAACAACTAATAAAACCCCTCGCGCCTTGAGCCAAGAACTCGGCATAAAACTCTCAGATTGGACACACAACGTTACCTCGTATTTTGATTTTTGTGACGACAAGCAGGAACAGCTTTTTGCCATTATCCGCTCCACCGAAGACCCTGATATTATTAACACCCCAGAGGAAAAGGCAACCATACGAGATGTGCTTTCCTATATGCTTTCCCTCTCGTTCATCGTATTGCGCGAAAAGCAGCAAATAGACGAATTTTTCGAAGATTACAACGGATTTTTATAATTATGAACGACTACAAAGAAATTCTCAAAACATTACTTTTGCGCTATTATTCTCCACATCCTATAGGGGCGGTCGAAAAGCAATACAAAACTACCTCGCAGGTGCTCTATATGGCACAGGGCATTATCCCTTCCGAACCCATAGACCAGCACGACATCTACGATGTACTTCAAGAATTAGGGTTCACTATCGAACTGGTAGAAATGCCCGATAATACGATTGTCTATTGTTGGTGTTTATACCGAAAAGCCTCGCATTAGCGGGGCTTTTTTTTGTCCTTTCACTTTTTTCACATACACCCTACCTTTGCAAAGTAATTTTCATTGGCTCATTAGCTAATCGACAAATCGACAAATTAACTATGGAACCCAAATACAAAGTCAATCCCCTAACGGGCGAGTTACAAGAATACTATTTTGAGTACAATGGCATATTAGCCTTGCGCAATTTTACGGCAAAGGTAGAAGATGAACGCCTTATCCTTCACGCTGCCGATGATGTAAATTTCTCTATCCTCGAAGCCTTAGTAAGCGAGGTAGAAATCAACGGCGTGGTGTACGACAATCCCACCGCTGCCCAAGAAGCCCTCACCCGCCTCACCTTCAATCAAAACCGCCCAGTGCTCCTCGACAAATCGTTAAAGGATCTTATCCTTGGGGCTGTGCAAAAAGTAGAAGGCAAGGGACTTTCGTCTAATGATTTTACCAACGCCTACAAGCAACAGCTTGACAGTCTCGAAGACTATGATATAGAGCTTGACGAGAACACAACAGAGCTCAAATTCAAAAAAGGAAACAATGTAATCAAACGCATTTCTCTGATGTTTCTTGACGACGAGGGGACTAAGTTAGTGTATAATAAGGCGAACAAGACCTTAGAACTAAGAGACAAGCGCGATAAACTACTTACCAGTATACCAGTAAGCCATTTTGTAAGCAACATTCCTACCAGTATAGTAGTACAGAATGGAAAGATAAAGCTAATGGCAGGTAGTGAGGTGATAGGAGAAAATACAATTTCTTATAACGATTTAGCCGATAAACCCGAATTGAATTTTGCACCAGCTAATCACACCCACAACTGGGATGATATTCAAGGGAAACCCAATAACCTTGCTACTACTGAGAATGTTAAATCAGCAGTTGAGGATATAGAGATTGGAGGAAGGAATTACTTTTTAAATTCTAAATTTTTCAAAACAACATCTTTTTATGTTGCATCTGGGATTACCGTTATTAATAAGGATAATGAGGGGTTAAGTGAAATACATTCAACATCAGGGAATGGTAATTGGGTTAGAATTTATGACAACCCTACAAATATAGACTACTTTGTTGATAAGTATGTTACTGTAAGTTTTGACATTAAAGTGCTTGAAGGAGATTTAACAAGTCCTACATTTTATGGTGGTTCTTTTATGAATTATCAGGAAATGAAACCTGTGAGTAAAAAACACGAAATAGGTAAGTGGAATAGAGTTTATACAACATTTTTAGTTGTAAGAGACGAATTTTCTATACATTTAGGTTTTCAATATGCAATTGGTAAATATCAATTTAAGAACTTCAAATTTGAAATAGGTAACAAACCTACAGACTGGACTCCTGCTCCAGAAGATATAAAAGAATATGACCCTGTTGGAAATATAATTAATGGCACTCGTCAAATACTACCTAATGAAGCTGATAAGGTTATATTTGTAACAAATTCTGTAGACAATTGTGCATTAAATGTATTTCCAGACAAATGTTCAGTTTCATTTAGAAAAGTATTTGATGGAGGTCACGTTAATTTTAGTTGTTTAGGTAGAAATATTATTTACACAGGAGATAATCAATTTAATGGTAAAAAAGGTTCTACTGCAGTTGTTTCCATTTATGGAAACGATTGTTACATTGATATAAGAAATGTTTAATTCAATATGAAAAATATATTACAAAATTTACAAGGACAAGATAAATTAAAGCACAGCAAGTGGGGGAATATTATTCTCTTACTTACATTTGTAACCTCGCTAATATTGCTCAATGTATGGCAGGCATTGTGCAGTGCCTTCTTGGTGTTGTTATGCGCGGCTCTTAGCAAGGAGTTATACGACAAGTACATTAAGCATACCTTCATCGACTGGTACGATATTGTAGCCGCGTTTATCCCTTATCCACTCATTAAACATATACAGAAGCTATGAATGCAATACAGTTTTTTGAGTGGGGAAATGATGATAAAAAAGCTAAGGAAAATCGTCTGAAAAAAGAATCGGATAAAATACTCAATGAACTACGCACTTCCCCTGTAGATAGAAGTTGGTACTACCGAAAAGGTGGGTATTGGTATAAGTATACATACCCTAAAGTATTACATCACCAATCTTTTTCTTGGAAAGATGTAAATGAATCAGAATGCGACGAATTAGTACCATATTTTAATAGTGGAACTATTCTTTTTTTAAAAGATTGTAAAGCAAAAAAAATTGTTTTAAATCATATTTTAGGGAAAATAGGACAAATAGATTTTATACCTTTTGCAAAACAAATAGAAAAAATAACAATTCCCAATTCGTTTGAAATATATAACAACGCGGTAACTGAACAAATACTTTTAAGAGAAAAAAATAATACAATGAATAATACCCTTATTAATTGTTATGCATTAGAAAAGAAAAAAATAATAGATAAAATAGTAATAGAATAAACAATGATAAACTACATTTTACAAGGATTCGGCTTCACCGGTTGGCGAGACTTTATTAACTCCAGCTTTGGACACACTTTTTCAGTGAATTTTATTGCTGTAGATGTGTTAGTCTCAGCCTTTATAGGTTTGGTTCATTTCCTTTTTGGCTTCAATCACTTATTCCTTGCCGCTTATGTGGTGCTGATACTCTTCGAATGGATAACAGGAGTATTGGCATCATTTAAGCGTGGTGAGCGACACGAGAGCCGCAAATTCGGGCGTATGTTACTGAAGATACTTACTTACTTGGTGCTGATATATGTACTGCATACCTTCTCGGCTAATATTAGCTTCCCAGCGTTAGGCGATTTTGAATTCGACCCCTTTCACTGGCTGTACTGGGTGGTGCTGCTTGCTATTATATGGCAGTTAGTGGTGAGTTTGTTGGAAAACTTAGGCTGCTTAGGGTTTAGGTTTGCCAACGTGCTGCTGAAGATTATCAACAAAAAATTTTTTAAGATGTTTGATTTAACCGAAGAAACTGAAAATACTAATACCTAATATATTATGACAAAGAAAGAATTTATACAGACTTATAAGCCGTTTGCTTTGGAAAGTGAACGCAAAACGGGCATTTCGCATCTCTTTACCCTGGCACAAGCAGCGTTAGAAAGTGCTTGGGGCGAGCGTGGTGTTGGTAATAACTTTTTTGGTATAAAAGTACCTAAAAAATTAGTCAGCAGCACACCAAATCAGAAAAAGCAATTGCTATTTACTACTGAAGTGCTAAACTCGCCCACTCCTAACCCTCAGCAGTTTCCAAAAATTATCAGCATCAGCAAACGCACTGATGGTAAATGGCTGTATCGTGTACAGGATTGGTTCAGGAAGTACGACACGCCTGAAGAGTGTTTTACCGACCACGCACAATTCTTCTTTATCAACAAGCGATACGCAAAAGCGTTGTTAGTAAAAGCAGACCCTTATAAGTTTGCTGAAGAAGTGGCAAAAGCGGGCTATGCCACCGCGCCTAATTACGCCACCATTTTGAAAGAGGTCATCAAAAACATAGAAAATAATAGCTAATGAAACGCATTGCCTACATATTACTTTTTATGTTTTTTATCTCGTGCCATACCAAGAAGACAGTTGCCGAGAAAGTAAGTACTCAAACCTCTGAGCTCGCTACGGTGGGCTCAGGGCTTTCTGTTTTGCAACACTCACTGCTTAGCTATCAGCTTAGCACTATTAGCCCCGATACGCCCTTAGAATACACGCACGAGGTAGAGGGCAGAGTTGTGGAGCGCATCACCATTAAAGGGGGTACGCTAAGTGTTACCGTACAAAACAGTGCGGCTACTTACCTAACAAAAACAGCCACCGTACAAAAGTCCGTTGCTACTACTACCTCCAAGCATAAGCACGTACAGCGCAGCCCTATCAGTCCTTGGTGGTTACTGCTATTGCTATTGGCGGTGGTAATCATATTGTGGCGCAAACTGAAAAAATAACAAATCATTATGACAGACTCTTTCGTTACCTCTCAATTTGTGTTAGACCTCTCGCGTATCGCTATCTCTTATCAAGAGGAAAATCCGCGATTTAAAGACACCTTTTTCACTCAGTATTCACTGCCATTTGAGTTTCAGATGAATGCTGATTTGCGTTTGCGTATGGGCAACTACACCGCCCTCAACGCCACCAAGCTAAAGAAGAAGTACGAGGGCTATCATATAATGGACGGAAGGGTACGCAAGGGTACGCTCGAAATTCTATCAGCTGAAGGCAATGTAGTCTCTGCACAGATAGATTCGGGCTTCGAGCAGCTGCCCAACTTCGACAAAAAGCTATGCGACCTACCGCTATTGCGCCATCGTGTAGCTGACATATACCAGCACGCTAAGGAGGTATGCCAGAAAAAATACCCTGAGGTAGATTACAACTTCCCTCGTGTGGTATATCCTAAAGATACCAGTCAAAGAGGGTGGGGACATTATATGGGTTTTATCAATCACTATTTGGGCGATGCGTTTGCGCACTACGAATATAACATTATGCACCCTATGCCTTATCTGCTCTATGTGCTTAAAACAGGCTTCGCTAATGCGGGCTATGAGCTGGCAGGCGACATTCTTACCGATGAGGATTTCAGTCAGCAGGTGTTGTACAGCAATATTCCTTACTACCTCACTACCGCCCAGCAAGAACACACCCTCACAGCGGTAGCACCTACCTACGAGTTTGCCACAGCAGGTACGTGGCGGTTGGTATGCGATAACCAACTTATAAGAGGTGAGGTTACCTTACGGCTAAAGCTTAACAATGTTATCATTCGTGAGTTTAGTTTTGAGAAGAAGGACAGACTCAGCTTCACACAGCTACTCTCTATCGATAGCACGCCCCAAACGCTTAGCTTAGAGATAGAAGGTACGCCACATCAACATCTCTCAATGAACCTCAATATTGTAGCCCAACACTCCGAAGACGGCAATGTTATTGAGCAAATCATCAACCCTAATATAGTAGACCTCAAACGTGCTGTGCCCGATGTTACTTTTGGCGAATTGGTCAAGACGATTAAGAATTGGAAGAATTACGATATAACTATCAAGGGTAACAAGCTGTATATGAATCGTATTAGAATAGAAGAGCGAAGCAATGTAAAGGATTTTAGCCCTTGGGAAGTACGCGAACCTAAAAAAACATTCCTTACTAAGCAGTCGTATCTTATCAAGTTCCCCGAAATGGACGATAAAGCCTATCAGCTACCCGTGATACAAGTAACCGACAACAGCTACCAAGTGCTGAAAGCAGACGAGGCAAACACACTTACTAATGTTACCGAAGTACAGATAGGCGGCTACTGTTTGCCCCGAGTGATGTACCAAGGGCACTATACAGCCGTAGCGCGCAAGGGGGGCGAACAAACCATTGGGCTGATATGGTATGACGGTTTGCACAACAATCAGAACAATGCAGGGTTTCGCAAAGCTCTTACCCCTCCGTTAGTAGCCGAGTATTGGAAGGATTGGTACAAAATGCGCATCGCCGCTGCCGAATATACGTGGAGCTTTATATGCAATAAAAACCAATTCCGCCACATAGCCCTGCGCGATACTATCCTTGCCTACAAGCAGCGTATGCTCATCAAGAGCCTTAATAAAACCGTGCTCGATAAAGAGCATTACCAAGTAGAAATCACCACAATAGCTATCTGATGTACAACGCTTTCACTACTCTCAATGTCTTCAATGACACTCGCCTTAATACCTATCTCGACACTATCTACAGTGCCATAGTCGCCGCTTTTGGTGAGGAGCAGCTGCCAATAGTATGTGGCTCGGTAGCCAAGGTAATGCAAGGGGTGTACTCCGACAATTACCTTGCCAAAGACATCGACTTAGTGATAGAAAGCTGGCAAGTACACCGCTATTTAGAGCAGCAATTGCCGTTGCTTTTTCCCACCGATAGGGTAGAGGTACGCCCCGAGCGGGTGATACTCTTTACCTCGTTTATTGCCATTGAGTTTTGGCGACCTACCCTTATCAGTCCCATTGCTTATTATAAAAATACTGTAAAATACTATGTCTATTAGAACCTATACCGATACCATTTGCGAAGAACGCCCCCGCACTACCTCTCGTGGAGGTACAGAATACGAGCAATATTGTTATCCCCAAGAAAAGCCTATCCTCGACTGGGGAGTGTCGCCTACTGCCATTCTCAAAGAATGGAACCCCTCGCAGCCTATACCCTCTACCGAACTGCTAACAGTGCAATTTCCACAAGTGCACTTGCTTACTGTTTATAAGATGTATAAGGGCTTTCGTAACTACGCGCGTATTACTACCAATGATTTTGTAGAGCTGATTGCCCCCGACGGACAAGAGTTAGACCGCCTACCGCTGAATGCGCAGCTACAATTGCGTTATAACCATTTTAGCCAATTGCCCAATAACGGCGATACACAGCTAAAGATAACCTTAGGCGTTATCGCTACCGAAGAGAAAGGAAGCAGTGTAACCGAAATAGACCTACCTACCGAGCGCAAAGAGGTAGTTATCACCCTGCGTCGTACCCAACAGGGCGGGACAACTCCTACCCCTCAACCATCTGAAAGAAAGGTACTGCGAATGACGCTAAACCACGCTACCCGCGAGCTAACCGGCGATAGAGAGTTTTCTGCTAAACCCAATCTAACGTCCTTCTGGGGCTTAATACAGAATAGCAAACGCTATATTCACCTTTCTGCTTTTCCTAATACAACTCTATCGTTTAGAGATACACCACGCACAGGTGATATAGGGCTGTTTAAGGTAGATGCTTATCCGTCTCCCTCTATTGATAGGTTGGTGTTTAGCCTCTCTGATGCCTATCGAAATACAGGGCGCGTAGACGAGGGGGGCTTCGACTTTAGCAAAACGCAAATACTCAGCTGGAAAGACAATAAGATAGCCTACCCAGGCGGTATCCTTTCAAGATTTTTTGATATTGAGCTTACTGTCATCAACGATGCCACTGCCTTTCATATCGACAAAAAGGAATTTAAATACCTGCTGAAAACCGATAAGAAAGAGCGCGCCGAGGGTACATTTACTATCAAAAACCCTAACCGCCTCACTTTTACCATTAACAATGCCGATTTCTTGGAGGTTACCGAAATCAAAGGCAATGGTGAAGAGGAAGTAGTGGTAAAATTTCGTTCACAATCGTCTGAACTGATGACCGTAGGCGAGCACAAAGGCTGGCTTAAGGTAGCTTCTTCAGCAGGCAGCGAGCAAGTGGTTAATGTAGAAATTAGCGTACAAACCGATATAGCTTTTGTTACTAAAAACGTGTACTTCTGCCTCGACAAAGAGCTCACCCGCGTACGCCAAACAGCCGCTGAAAGCGAGTTTATCACGGTAGCCCTTACAATGGAGTTCAACGGCTATGGGCGTAGCTTTACCACTACCCAAAGCTACGATTATGTTTTCTTTGAGGGTGTGGCAACGATGGATATAGGGCAAGAGGTACAAGATTTTTTCAGAGACATTACCCCCTCTTTAGAAATAAATACTAAAAAACTGCTCAGCCCTAAAGAGATTTTTAAGGCGACCAAGGTATCAGCGGTAATTAAGGAAACCAATTTTAAAGGAGCGGTATTCAAAACGCATACCCTTACTGATTTGCATTACCTCCCTGGTAAGAAACCTAAAGCGTATCCGTATCTTACGCAGAGTCGTTTGCGCTCTACTTACAGGCAGAGTCTTATATCAGTATCGGCACTTACCCAAGAGGTACGCGCGCGCTCGTTAGGACAAATAGGCTCTAACCTTATCGACCTTTCGGCTATTAAGGACCCGCTGGCAGTAGCTAATTTCAGTTTCTTGCGCGCTACCGCCGATGTTACCTACGGGGCAAACACTATCATCAGCAAAGAAACCCTTAGCCTCGAACCCAAGCCCGAACCCAATAGCACCCCTATCAGTGCGCTATTTCAAAACCAAAACTTCTGCCCTGACTGGTTCAGCTTTGCAGGCGAGTACGAAGCCTTGGTAAGTTATGAGCACACCCTGGCTGACAACGTGCTACTGAGCGAGGACTACAAGGCACAAGTAAAAACCAAGCGCACTTACAAACTCAATACGGGTTGGCTCTTTCCTGAAGATATAGAGGTACTGTGGGAGCTCATCAAATCGCCTGTGTGCTTCTTGCGTATAGCTGGCGAGTGGCTAAAGGTAATACCTATCACCCAAAAACCATTGTCCTTTGATAGCACCCGCAACCTGCATAGCTTTGTCGTCGAATTTCAATTATCGTCTAACGACTAACCCCTAACACCTATGTTTACCAATATCCAAGAAATCAAGCAATATACTAACGTTTCTAACCGTTTAGACTTCGAGCTGCTCAAAACCTATATCGAGGAGGCGCTCCGTGTAAAAGTATATCCGTATATACCCAAGTCTACTGCTGAAACTTTAAGCGGCGACGAGCTCAAACTACTCAAAAAAGCCGTTGCTAACTATGCAGTAGCCTATGCCATTCCCTTCCTCAAGGTGAATTTATCCAATACCGGTGGCAACTACTACACCGATGATAAGATGGAAAAATCGCCTTGGTGGGACTTGCGCGATTTAGGGCTCTCGTCTATTGCTATGGGCGACCGCGCTCTGAACGACTGCATAACCCAGCTTATCGAGCAAGGAAAATTACCGCGCACAAGTGGTATCATTGGCAGCGTCAATGAGTTCGAAAAGTTTTACAGCCTCAATAGTTCGTGGGAGGTTTTCACTAAGTTACAGTCCCTAATACAATGGATGTGGGAGAGTGTCGTCGCTCCACAAGTGACCACCTGCACTCCTGATGATTTGCGCGCTTATCCTGTTATATGGGAAAAGCTACAGCGTACCGTCGTTTTCTTTACCGTTGCCGAAGCCGCTCTAATGAATAGCTTCTCATTCACGGCTACCGCTATTGTACAGCAGTGGGAGGAACTACCTTGGCAAAAGAGCAAAATACTCAACGCTGCCGAGCTCTACAGCCTTGCCAAACGCTTGCAACAACTCGCACGCCACGAACTCGCCCAACTCAAGCAGCTGCTCGAAAAAGAAGCAGTAGCTTGCTATAGACCCTCACCAGCTGCCCAACAAGTAGAAAAAATGAAAAGTGGACTGTATTTTTAATAACCTATGGAACTTACTAAATTTAGCAAAGACAGCCTTTATCAGCGCATATCCGCCTCGTATATAGACGAGAATTTTCAGCTGCTACCTGCCGAAGAGGCAATTAAAACGCGTTTGCGCCACATACACGGCTTGCGACTTTCTAACAAGTACTCTAAGCACCAAGCCATACAGATACACATTCGCGAGATGGGCGTAAGCCAAGCCACCGCCTACCGCGATTACTCGTGGGCAATGCAAATATTTGGAGAACTCGATAAATCTGACATCAACGCCGAGCGGGCTATATTGGCAGATAGTTATTGGCAGCTGTACCAAATGGCATTAAAAGATAGAGATTTAGAACAAGCGCGCAAGGCGTTAGATTCTTATTCTCGCCTGTTTAACTTTGATAAAGAAGAAAAAGAAATCAATTTTGAAAAGATTACTGCCAATGAATACCATATCAAGATGAGCCGTAAGAGTGCTAAGATGTTGCGCGCTGCCCTCACTTCAGGAGTAGTAGACTTCAACAACTTGCCCGCTACCGATACCGACTACGAAGATATAACCGATGACCCCGACGATGAAACCACTGATTAAACCAGTTAAACAAATCCTCCTCAACCCTATGCAAATGGCAGCTGTATCTGCCAACCGCTATGCAGGTGTAAAACACATCTGCATAGAGGCAGGGCGTGGTACGGGTAAGAGTACCATACTCGGCTGGTTTGTGAAGGAAGCGGCAAAGCAAATGCCACGCGCTACAGGCGTACTAGTAGGGGCTACTTTTGTGCAAATAAAAAGCCGTACCTTTCCCTCTACCAAAGAGGGTTTGGAGATGTTCGGTTTTTACGAAGAGGTCGATTATGTAGTAGGGCGTAACGGCAAGTCTATGGGTTTCGAGATGCCTTTTCAGGCTCCCAACTCGTGGAGCAACGTGGTGCACTTCTCTAACGGCTTTATCCTCGTGCTTGTCTCCCTCGATGACCCCAACAGCGGGCGCGGACTCAACTCTTACATCGTCATTGGAGACGAAGCAGCCCTCCTCGAACACGACCGACTCTTCAACAACGTACTGACAACCAACCGCGCCAAGAAGATAGCCTTTGATAAGGCAAGCCTGCTAAATGCTACTATCTTCACCTCGTCAGTTGCCCTTACCAAAACGGGAGAATGGTTCACCGCACGCGAAAAACTCGCCAAACAGAAACCTACCGAACACCTATTCATCAAAGCCAACGCCCTGGTAAACCAAGAAAACCTCAAACCAGGGTGGATACAAGAGATGTACGAGCAACGCGTGTCCGACCTGCTTTTCAATGCCGAAATAATGAACATCCGCCCTGGTAAGGTGGCCGACGGCTTCTATGCCAAATTGTCAGCCGACAAACATTACTACAAGTACCAGTACAACACCACCGCCCTGCAAGACTTCTCGCAGAGTTTCACTCCCTCCTGCACCTACGACAACGATTTGCTAAGCGGTGTGCCCCTCGAACTCTCTCTCGACTTCGGTGGGCGTATCAATTGCGGTATTGTAGCCCAAGAAAGCAAGGTAGCCAACACTATCAATATATTCAAAGACTTCTTTGTCAAAAACCCGCTCAAACTATCCGATTTGATAAAGAAAATTATCGACTACTACGAGCCCCACCGCGCTACTTGCAATAAAATATACCTATACCACGACCGTTCGGGCTTCAAAAGCGAGGCAAATAGCAAAACCACCCTGGCGCAAGATGTAGAGGATATGCTGCGCACAGCAGGCTGGCAAGTGTTCAATCGCACCCCCAACACCAATAACCCAAGCCATATCCTCAAATTCCGACTTATCAACGAGATATTAGAGGAAAACAACCGCTCTCTGCCCTTTGTCCGTCTCAATGAGGACAATTGCCCCAACCTCATCGTATCTATGGAAAACGCTGCTGTAAAGCAGAAAGAAGACGCCTTTGAGAAGGACAAGAGCAGCGAACGCTCTAAAACCATACCCCAGGAGCACGCCACCCACCTCTCTGACTGCTTCGACTACCTCCTGTGGTGGAAGTATGCCTACCTAATCGACAACACCTACCACGATAGTTTTATCATTACCACCGTATAAACATAGTATAAAAAAATAAGAAAAAACTTGCAAATTATTTTTTTTGTTTGTACTTTTGCACCGTTAAGTTAAGTGTTGGCATAAAATCCAGCTATCATTATTTTTTCACATATAATCCGTGAAGGGGTTGTATAGCCGTAATGCTATACATCAATCTGCTTTCCAGCACTTGACTTAACAGCCCCCACTCACGGAATTTTTATTTTTATATTATTTGTGTTTTTTGTGCTTTTATTGTCATATTTTGCAAAATAACATTTTGGATAAGTTTCACTAAAAACAATACCACTATGAAAGATAACATCATATACCAAGCGTTAAAACTCACTTTTAGTATGTTTTTTTCAGGCTGCTTGCCTTGGTTCATACTGTTAGCTATTATCTGGGCAATCGCAATGATTTTATACCCTTAACCTCCTTGCATAAAGCTGTTTGTACCCACAAACAGCTTTATTTTTTGTCCTTTCTCATTAGCACCCCCTTCGCTATCTTTGCCAAATTATAAATAAAATAGTACTATGGCAAAGAAAACATCCTCTTCTATTGTTATAAAAATCAACGGAAAAGAAGTAGCCGATACTTTTTCAGGACTCAGAAACGAGGTAAAAAAACTCTCTTCAGAACTTAATGGGCTCACCCCTGGTACCGAATTGTTCGAGAAAAAAGTTCAAGAACTCAAAAATGTTCAAAAAAGATTTGAAGAAGTAAAAGGCGAAATTCAATCCGTAAAAAAAGCCGTTGAAGAAAGCGTTAAACCTGTCGAAGAACTTAAAGAAGGTATCGGAAAAATACCCGAAAAGTTAGACGAAATACATAAAAAAAACTCCTCTTTTGGCTCCATTTTCAACAGTGTTTTCAAAGGCAATATGGCTACCTCTTTCATCGAGGGGCTGCTCGGCAAATTCCGCTCTTCTACTGAAGAGCTTCTCAAAATATCTGACCTGATGACAGGCGTAGAGAAAACCACTGGCCTTGCCTCCGAGCAGGTACGCCAGCTGTGGAACGAGTTCGACAATCTCAATACCCGCACCTCCAAGCAAGAACTGCTCAATATCGCCCAAATAGGCGGTCGCCTCGGCATTACCGATAAAGAGCAAATCAAAGAGTTCACCGAGCAAATCGATAAAATATACGTAGCCTTGGGCGACTCGTTCCAAGGCGGATTAGAAGAAGTTACTACTAAGGTGGGCAAACTCAAAAACCTTTTCGAAGAAACTCGCAATCAAAACTACGGCGAAGCCCTCAACGCCATTGGCTCTGCCCTCAACGAACTGGGGGCAAATGGTAGCAGTAGCGAACAAAACATCACCGATTTTGCCACCCGCATAGGGGCACTACCTGGCGTGCTAAAACCCTCTATCGAAAAAACATTAGGACTCGGTGCTGCCTTTGAAGAAAGCGGTATCGATGCCGAAGTAGCTGCCAGCGGTTACTCGCGCTTTATGAGCGTCGCGGGCAACAATATCGCTGCCTTTGCCAAACAGATGAAACTCACCACCAAAGAAGCCTCCGAACTGTTCAACACCCACCCCGAAGAGTTCTTTTTGCGCTTTGGCGAGAGTATGAAAGGCTTAGGAGCCGAACAAACAGCAGGTGTACTCAAAGGCTTAAAGCTCAACACCCTCGAGGTTCAAAAAGCACTCGGTACCGCTGGTGACAATGCCGACCGCTTTCGCTCTCTGATGACCCTATCAGGACAAGCAATGCAAGACGGCACTTCTATACAAAACGAGTTCAACAAGGTAAACGAAAATACCGCTGCCATTTGGGAGAAAATAAAAAAAGTATTTGTCGAGACCTTCACCTCCGACATTATGACGCAATGGTTTGGCGGACTCATCAAGCTGCTCGGCTGGCTGACTGGGGTAACCTCCAAAGCTGGCGATGGTGTGAAAGCCTTCCGTGAGCGCCTCGCCTTTCTAATAAAAACCATAGTAGTGTGTACTACCGCCATAGTAAGCTACCGCACCGCTGTCTATCTCTCTACTGTAGCTACCAAAGCCGCTTGGCAACAAACCATCTTGTACAACGCCGCTATGAAAGTAACAAATGCTACTACTGCCTTGTGGAAAGGTACTGTATTATTGCTTTCGGCTGCCAAAGCCACCTTAACAGGCAACACCATTAGGGCAACAGCCGCAATGAAGGCGTTCAATCTCGTTACCAAAATAAACCCTTGGGGCTTACTATTAAGTGCTATAACAGCTGTAGCAACGGCTCTTGTACTGTTCTCCAACAAACAGAAAGAAGTCAATGTGCAGCTCAAAATACAAAACGATGCAATCAAAGAAGCTAATGTACAAACCGCTGCACAAGAACACCATTTGCGACAACTCCTCAAAACAGCCAACGACACCAATAAAAGCTATAACGAACGCAAAAAAGCAGTAGACGAACTTAATCGCCTTGTGCCTCAATACAACAAACAGCTAACGGTCGAAACTGCTAACACTCTACAAGCAAAAAATGCTTTAGACACCTACATCGAAAGCCTTAAAGCCGCTGCACGCGAAAAATATTTAAAAGCCCTTGTCGACCAAAAAGCCGAAGCCCTCGCCAAAGCCGAGTATTCCTCTTTAGAAGACAATATCGCTTGGTACGAAAAAACGTGGAATGCTATTAAAAATATGGGTAATCCTATAGCTTCAACAAGTGATGACTTGGTAACAGCTACCAAAAACAAAATGCAAAATGTGAAGAAAGCTGGAGAGGAATTAAAAACAGCTACCAATCTTCTTCTTAAACAACAAGAAGAAAATGCAAAAAATGGAGTGACTGTTACCAATGAAGAGGTTACCCCAGTAGCTTCAATTGAAAGCGAAACAAAAACCAAAAAACAGCCCAAAGACTACACCGATGACTATCGCAATGCCAATAAAGCGCGCTTGGCTGCCGAGCAGGAACTGCAAAAAGAAATTACGCAAGGTTTGGAGGAAAGCCTCGACAAGCAGCTGGCCCTTACCGAACAAAAGTACAACGACAAGCGCTTCAAACTACAACAAGAAAATGCCGACTTAGAGCAGGATATTTTAAAGCTAAAAACAGAAGCCAAAGGCAATAAAGACCCAAACCTGCTAAAAACAATTCAAGAAAAACGCCGCCTGCAAGAGCTCAACAAGCAAATAGCCGTTGAATACGAAAAACAAGAACAAACAGAACTCGCCCAAGTACGCGAAAAGCACAGTGCCAAAGAGGTAGAGCGCACCCTCAAAGAGATGAACGACTGCCTTGCCGTAAAAAAACGCGAAAAAGCAGAAGAGCTCCTACTCATTCAGGATTTAGACACCGCCAAAGAAGCCTTGCGCAATCAGATTTCAGATAAAGAACTATCGCAAATCAAAACCTTAGAGGAGGCTAAAAAAGCCCTACGCCGCAAAGCCGATGAGGAGGTACTAAAAGAAAGCCTCGCCAGCTTCGAGGCACAAAAAAAACTCCTAATAGGCTACCTACAAACCGTTACCGGTGAAGCCAAAGACAAGCTTATAGAAGATATTCAAAAGGTGGAAGAGCAGATGACCAAAGTAAAAGAGCAGTTGGACGGCTTAAACACCAAAGAAGTAGATAAAGCAGCAGGCTCCGAACTCGAAAAGGTAGATGTATTAGGTTTTACTGCCGCTGAATGGGAAAATGTATTTAAAAACCTCGATAACGTGCACGCGCGCTTCCGAGCCGTCGAAATGGGCATAGGGGCAATGAACAACGCTTTTAGCGCCTTTACCCAATTGCAAGAAAACCTCAATGCCCGCGAGCTTTCCAAATACACCGCCAATCAGCAAAAGAAAAAACAAGCCCTACTCGACCAACTCAACCAGGGGTATATTTCACAAGCCCAATACCAAAAAGAGTTGCAACGCCTCGATGAGGAAGCCGAAGCCAAAAAGAAAGAACTCGCCCTCAAGCAGTTCAAAGCCCAAAAAGCCGCCAATATGCTCAATATCATAGCCAATACAGCTATGGCAGTAATGCGAGCCTATTCCGATGCAGGACCTTTGGCAGGTACAGCCTTAGCCGCTATCGTGGGCGGTATAGGAGCGGTACAACTCGGTATCGTAGCAGCGCAACAGCCCCCCAGCTATGCACAGGGCGGCTATACCAAGGGATTAGGCTTTACTGACGAAACAGGCCACGAGGTAGCAGGGGTAGTACACGGCAAAGAGTACGTAATACCCGCAATGCTTCTTGCCGACCCGCAAGTGGCACGCGTTACCGAGTGGATAGAAGCCAAACGCATCGGCAAGGCGCAAAACACCTATGCTACTGGCGGCAATGTATCAGCAGCAACAGAATCGTCCTACACGCCCGATAAGCCTGAAAATCAAAATACAACTTTCAGCAGTCAAAATTCAGAACTAAAAGCCGCCCTGGCACAGCTCACTGCCACCCTCGACCGCCTCGAAAAAAACGGTGTAGATGCCTATGTGATTGCCGATGCCAAAAACGGACGTGAAATGCAACGCGCCATTAAAGAATACGAAAACATCCGAGAAAAAAACAGACGATAATGGATATAACAATACCACAAACATACGAAGAACTCAGCGAACAGCAACGAGGCGCCCTGTGCAAGATACTCTTAACCACTTCCCCCTTCGGAGGGGGCGGGGAGAGGTTACCAGTGCGCATTATCCAAATCCTCCTTTCGCACCTGCCCAAGCGCACCCAGCAGCAGCTACTCCTGCAAGTGCCATTCACTACGCTATGGCAATACGCCGAACCTTTCCTCACTACCGAAAAGCTATATCATTTTCGTGAGGTCGCGAAAATGGTAGCGCCCGCCCCTCGTTTAGCCAACCTTACTATCAAGCAGTTTTCCGTAGCCGATAGCCTCTATTATCGTTTGCGCCTATCGCAGTACCAGGACGAATTGCTATTGCGCCAGCTTATGGCATCGCTCTACAATCTTCCTGACACGCCTTTTGATGTGCTAAACCTCCCACAAGTAGCCGAGCATACCGATAAGACACCTATAACCACTGCCTACGAGGTAGCCTTTGCCTACACCTGCTGTAGGGAGTATATCATTGGTAAGTACCCTAAAGTATTTTCTTCTCCCAGTTCCTCCCAAAGAGGCGAAAAACCCGTATTTAGGAAAGAAGCCGCTTATATGCCCTTTTCAAAGATTATCAGCGTAATGGCAATGGACAAACATCAGCCCTTAGGCAATTGGCACCAGTGCAATGCCACCCGTGTATACGACTTCTTTGAAGTCCTCACCGAATCGATATTACAAGCAGAACAGAGGGCAAAATCATAATTATTAAAATTAACCCTTAAATTTGCAGGGGTAAAATATTATTTATATCTTTGCACTCCAAAAGAATAGCATTATGAGATTAATTAATATTTTTTTAGACACTATTAGTGGGAATACTCAAGGCTTAGTACGCACTTCCGAGAGTTATCTTGAAATATCCCAAGAGGTGTTTGATTTAGAAATTCCTACTAATGCTACTGACCGCGCAATGCTGTATAACGACCGCAATTTAGTTGCCAATGATTTAAAGAAAAGCCTTAAAAAATACAAAGAAGAATGGCAAAAAGACGAGAAAAACACGAAGTAGTAGAAAGCCAACAAGGGCAAGGATATGTAGTAGAAAGAGCCTTTGATGATAGTCTTTTGCCTGAGGCTTCCGAAATTGAAAAACTCTATAAATTAGATAGTCATATTTTAGAGTTTTTGAAGGAAACCGCCGAAAAAGAACAAAATTTCAGACATCAAGCCTTTCAAAAAAAATTAGAAATAGCCGAAAAAGTAGAAAGAGGTAGCCGACAAATAAGTAAAATGGGCATTACTTTTTCGTTTATTATAGTGCTGGCTGGTATGGCTTTTTCAGTTTTCCTTATTTATATAGGACAAATAGTAGTGGGAACTGTCTTTGCTGGCGGTATTATTATCTCTATTGTAACAGCTTTCCTAAAAAAAGTAAAGGAGTAACCTCTATTTTTCAACACATTACAAAAATATTCAAAAATAACCTGCAAAAAACTTGCAGGTTATTTTTTTTTGCGTACCTTTGCACCGTTCACATAGGTGTTGGCCTAAAATCCAGCTATCATTATTTTTTTACAATATAATCCGTGAAGGGGTTGTATAGCCGTAATGCTATACAGCAATCTGCATCCAGCACTTGTGTGAACAGCCCCCACTCACGGATTTTTTATTTTTATATATTATGTTCACACAAGAAATTTTAACCACAGAAGAGCGCGAACGCCAAAAAGCAGCGCGTCGTCGCTTCCGCGAAATCGTTAAACAACGCTGGGAAGAAGAAACGCTTAAAAACCTCTCCAAAAAAGCGTTCAAGAAAATCAGTAAAAAACAATCTCCCATTTCCCCCTCTCCTTGGGAGAGGGGAAGGGGGTGAGGACTCCTGAACCCGACTTTATGGTATTAGCCAAAGACGCGGGCGGCTCTTTGCGTATGCGCTTTAGCCAAGGCGTATGGTACTTACACTTCACTTTCTTTGGTAAAAAGGTAGAGAGCGCAGCTCCCACCCTTACCGAAGCTATCAATGGTCTTATCATCAACAAACACCTAAACAAATAAAACTATGAAAACAAGCAACAAAACCCCTCGCGCCTTGAGCCAAGAGCTCGGCATCAAACTATCAGATTGGACACACTCTGTTACCTGTTATTTCGATGATTGGAAAGATAAGCAAGAAGAGATTTTTGCCATTATCCGCACCACCGAAGCCCCCGATATTATCAACACCACAGAGGAAAAGGCAACCATACGCGATGTACTTTCGTTTATGCTCTCCCTCTCGTTTATCGTATTGCGCGAAAAAGAGCAGATAGACGAATTTTACGAAGATTACAACGGCTTTTAAGTGCGGCACAGGCAATTTTTTTTGCAAAAAAAACTTCTAAACCTGTCCCTCGCTAAAAATAGAAGATAAAAGGCTAACACACAGCCTTTTATCTTTTTTATTACCCCACAGACACCCCACAGCCCTCCCTTAGCTTCACTACAGCACTATTCGAACCAACATAGAACGAACATCGAACCTACACCCCGCAAACCCTTACTACACAACGCTTCGCACCCCTTTTCACCTCTTAGCCACCAGTAGAAAACAGTCCTTTCACAAACCGCACAAACCTCCTACCTTTGCCTCGTCATTCGTTTCATATCGTAGTTAGTTAGTGAAAGAAGGATAATTTTTCTCATAATGGTATATTTTTTTAGGCGTGCCCTCATAACGGGTGCGCTTTTTTTTGTCTAAACCACATACAAAAAAAATGAAAAAAAGTTGCTAAAATATTTGCTTATTACGATTTTTCGTAGTATCTTTGCAGTGTCATTGAAAGTCAATGATAAGGCATTAGCCTTGAGTGTTTAATCAAATTTTGAAATGATGGTTTTTGAATTTAAACTAAGTTTCAGAAGACTAAAAAAAGGCTGGTCAATCCTGCTAAGAATCAAAGCCAGCCTCAAAGAAGTTTTAACAACCTTCTTGCAGTAGTCTTTGAAAAGGCGGGGGAGCAAAAGCTCTCCTGCTTTTCAAAAACAGTGCAAAGGTATAAAATATTTTTGTAACTATGAAATTATTAAAGCACATCAAAAACATTTTCCAAATGAAAGAGGGAGATGAGTACAACATTACCTTTCGCATTTCAGCCGAAGATATTTTAGCTTTCTTGCTATTTATTACCCTTGCCTTTTGGATCATCTTAAAGTAAACGCTATGGAACAAAAACAAACAATGCTACAACTATTAGACGATATAGTAGCAGATGTATCGTGGGGAAGAGTATCAAAAGAATATTTTGGCAAATCCTCTTCGTGGATATACCACAAGCTACACGGGCGCGATGGTAACGGAGGTGTAGGGGAGTTTACCCCTGCTGAAAAAGAACAATTACAAGGAGCCTTATACGACATCGCCGAACGTATCCGCAAGGCAGCCAGTACCATTACACAGTAACCATTGTTGCTGTTATTGTTTAACAACCTTAGGGGCGCACTCATCACCGAGTGCGCCTCTTTTTCGTACCTGGTGTCCTGCCTCACCATATATCACCCCATTTTTGTAAATTCAAATTGTAAAAATCACTAAGGCGGCAGGGGGTTTTTCTTCGTTCAATGAATACAAGCTGATAACCCCACCACTCATACCTGCTGACAATCAGCTGCTTAATTTTTCTATAATGATAAAAAAGCCTGTCCTTTCCCAATAAAAACCTACCTATTACCTTTGCCCAATAAATCGCAAACACCTATGGACAAAGTTTTTTTAAAGGACGTACTGGCTGAAATGAGAAAACTCGACCAGCGCAAAAAGCCCATTCCCTTTACCATAACCGTACGCACCTACAACAAGCAAAACAGCTTTGGTGGCAAGCTCTGTACTTATACGGGCGCAACCCTTATGCAGCAAGCCCACCACAAACAAGATTTTGAAAAGAACCCTAACCACTGGCAAAACAAAACCCGCAATCTCAAACTCAGCGACGGCACCATAAAGAAAATTTGTATCCTCTTTATCGTCGCTTTCAACGGAAAAGAAGTAATTTATTAATAATTTAAAAATGAATAACACTACACGATTAGCTGATTGCGCTCAAATACTCATCGGCAAAAACATAGACAAGGCAAAAACCAACGAAAAAGAAGAAGGTTATCCAATTATAGTGGGAGCATCAGATATTCAGCAAGGGCGTATTTGTTGCAAACGCTATGTAGTGCCCGAAAATGTAAAAAATCCTGTTCTTGCCAAAAAAGGCGACATTATCATCAGTACAGTAGGTACATTAGGCAAAATAGGAGTGATGGATATTGAACAAGCTATCGTTTCTAAACACGTGGTGGCTATAAGACCTCATAAAACGGTTTGTATTCCTTATTTTGTCGCCCTATTATCAAGGCTTCTCTTAGATATGCCTGCACAAGAAGAAGAGGTTATCGGATTTTCTAAAAAAATGGATATGAATTTTTTAGAAAACCTTACTATTTTATTGCCTTCTTATGAAGAACAAGAACGAATTATTACAGAGGTTTCTAAGATGTTTATGAGTTACTTCTTAATGGAATTTGAAACTGCTAATTTTTTAACTACTGCTGATTTTTTAAACACCCTCAAAGAACGTTATGCTACGTGGAAAAAAGAAGAACGGCCTAAAGCTATAGCCCTCATTGAAAAATTATCTTCCTTACTTAGAGAGATAGAAGTCACTGAAGCTACTATTGAAGAACACGATAGAAAGTATAATAAAATAAAAAATCGTTATTTAAATTTATAATATGAAAATAGATAAAAACATCATCGCCCTATTAACAGAATGCCAAACTGAAGGTAATACCCTACGTATCACCCAACAACTCGACCGCAAAACCTATGCGCAGCTCAACAAAGTACTTACCGCTATAGGAGGTAAGTGGAACTCAGCTAAAAAAGTGCACATCTTCCCCGAAGAGGTAGAAGATATTATCGAACAGATTATCAACACAGGTGAATATACCTCTGAAAAACAAGCTTTTCAATTTTTTCCTACCCCTACAGATTTAGCCGAAAAAATAGTTGCTTTAGCAAACATACAGCCCTCAGACTCCTGCCTCGAGCCCAGTGCAGGTACGGGCAACATCGCCCGCCTAATGCCTCATTGCGATTGTATAGAGCTAAATGAAAAAAATCGCCAAGTTCTACAAGCTCAAGGCTTACACCTTATCCACAACGACTTTTTGACTTTCGAGCCTCAAAAAGATTACGATGTAATAGTAATGAACCCTCCTTTTAATAAGGGACAAGACATTGCACACATCACCAAAGCCATACAAATTGCTAAACGTTGTGTAATAGCGATTGCTTCAGCATCAGTGCTTTTCAAAAATGATACCAAAACCAAAGCTTTTCGAGAGTTGGTAGCACAATACAAAGGCACCATTGAAGAGCTTCCTGCCAGCAGCTTCAAAGAAAGCGGTACAATGGTAAATACAGTACTTATCAAAATTAATAAGTAGTTTGCTATGAAACAATTAGACAAAGATTTATATATGCTTTCAGCCGCCAAAACGGCTGTTATTTTCGGCGATAAGCAAAGCCTTTCCACCCCTAAAACCCAAAAGGACTCAAGCGATACCGATAAGTTCGCCTCTTGGGGCGACAGCAACCTATACCCGCAAGAGTTCACTAAAAAACTCAACAAAACGGGCGCTGCTATTGGGGGCTTGGAGGTGCTCATCTCCGCTCACTATGGCTTGGGCTTCCGCCTTTATCAAGATGTAGAAACCGAAGAGGGCGTAACCACTCGCGAACGCCTCCGCTCGGCTTTCCCCGATATTGATAGCTTCTTCAAAACCTGTCGTTGGGACGTAACAATGGCAGAGATTATCGAAGATTTTGAAACCTACGGCATTGCCTTTGTCGAGTACCTGCTCGCACCCAATTTTGAGAAGATTGTATCTATAAAACGCCAGCAAGCCCCGCATTGTCGCTTGGGCGTACCCAACGAAAAAGGCTTTGTTGATAAAGTCTATATCAATACCACTTGGGGCGATACCCTCAACGAGAAACTAACCATAGAAGAGCCCTTTTTCTCCGATATTCACAATGTTGAAACGCTCAAAGCCTATTGCAAGGAAAAGAAAATCGACAAGTTCATCGTGCCCGTAATGCGCCCACTTACTACCGAGAAGAATTACCCCAAGGTAAAATGGCATAGTTCCTTCTACAACGGGTGGGTGGATGTAGTGCTTTCCGTGCCTGCGTTCAAAAAGTATATGTTCGAAAACCAGTTGAACCTCAAATATGTGATATACATCGCCGATGATTTCTTCCTTCACAAGTTTGGGCGCGAGGAATGGCAGGAAATGCCACAAGAAAAACGCGAAGCTGCCCGCCAAGAAACCATTAAGGCCATTGACGATCATATGAGCGGCAACAAAGCAGCAGGGCGTTCGTTCGTCTCGCCTTTCTTCCGCGATAGCAACAACAATCTTATCAAAGGTATCGAGGTAATCCCTATTGACGACAAGATTAAGGACGGCAATTTCTTGCCCGATGCCAGTGCCGGCAATTCCGAAATACTCTTCCCTATGGGGGTAGACCCTTGTCTGCTCGGGGCAGGCATACCAGGGGGCAAAAACCTCAGTGGTAGTGGTAGCGACAAACGCGAGGCGTACACCATTCTCTCTACCCGTATGCCTGTTAAACGATTGCGCACCCTCGAAGTTTTTGAGCGTATCCGCGATTGGAACAACTGGGACAGCACCCTATATGGCAATTTTCCGAATATCAACCTCACTACCCTCGATAAGAACCCTAACGGACAACAAACCATAGTAAATTAATTATGTATCTCCAATTAAAGAAATATTTTAGTGATTTAGCAGACCAAAATATCCATATCAAGGATAAAGTAGGTTATTTCTCTCGTGAGATTGGGGAGAAAGAACGTTCGTTTAATGGGATTGCTTCGCCTTTTTTGGCTATTTACGACTATGAATTGGGCTTAGATGGGGGCGAGTTGAATACTATGGGTAGACGCAAAATCACCTTCTCAATTATCTATGCCAACGCTCCTCACGACAATTTCGAGGGGCAACAAGAACTTATCAGTAAGGCAGAAGCCATTGCCTTGCAATTCCTTTCGCGCATACGCTGGGACAATCACCAAAAAGGGCATTTCCTGTACAATGCCTTTGAAAAAGATTTAACCAAAATCTACCCTGTCGAGGACCCTCAAGCGCATTTCTTTGGCGTAGATGTAGAAGTACATTTTAAAACCCCCACACCTTTGATAGTTAAACAAGAAGATTGGACAGTACCCGTAGGCTGTAAATAATTATGAATGAAGAAGAAATAGGCTATAAGGCAGCAGCAATGCTACAAAGTGCGCTCAGAAACGAGACTAGCAGATTTAGTAGGCATATTCGCAACGAGGAGGAAAGCCTACAAAACACACAAGCAGTTCCTCGTTTTCGTACCTCTGAACGCATAGAAGGCTACAAGCAGCAGTACCTAAAAGGCATTGCTATTAAGATGCCTCGACACGGTTTTGTGCTGCATTACGGTATCGAGAGCGGTAGGCTGCGCAAATCGCACGAGCGTACGCGCCATAAGCCGAGAGAAACGAAGTACCGCGTAGAGGCGCACCTATATCGCAAGGGACAAAAAGAACAGCCTTTTATCGATAAAGTGGTTAATGATAGCCAAGTATTAGAGTATCTTGCCACCGCTATTAGCCAGGCACGTGGCGAGGAAATAGTAACCTACTTAGCACGAGGCTTGGAGAATAAGAGCTGAGTAATCAGCAGGCAGCTCAGCATCAATGTCGCGCAAGTACTTATCGAGGGCAGTAAAGGTAGTATGCCCAGTGATAAGCATTAGCTGGCTTTTAGTTTCGTGAGGGGTAAGCGTTTTGCGCAACTCACGATACAGCTTGGTAATAAAGGTATGTCGGAATGAGTAAATGCCGTATTCGCTACCCATACCAAATACTTTTTTCACCTTTTTAAACCGCTTACTCCAATAATCGCGTTTGTTCATTTCGGTAGTATCCCAACTTCCCACGCCTTGCGGGGCAAATAGATAATAATCAGGCTTTGCCCCTTTAAGGTGAGCTATTTCCTTAAAGAGGAGTTCAGGAATGATTTTAGTTTTTTGCAGTTGGTTTTTAGCATCTACTACCAGCTGGCGCTCCTCAAAATTAATATCTTTTACACGCAAACGGCATACCTCGATAGGGCGTAAGAAGTTATAACTTACAAATTTAATCATCAGCAGCAGCTGTTTGTCGTGTGTTTCAAGGTATTTAAATAACTCTTCTTCTTGCGCTTGGGTATAGGTTTTATTGCGTTCGGGCTTAGCTTTTAGCACAGGTATTTTGCTCACAAAATTATCAGTGATGTATTCGTTTTCTTCCAAAAAGGTAAATAATATAGAAAGACTTGCGCGAAAGTTATTGCGGTTTTTGGGGCTGGTACGTTGTAGTACGCTATTGAGGAAGTTAAGGACTGTACGTTTAGTAATCACAGAGAAGATGCGTCCTCTAAAGCCATTTTCATATAGCCATTTTTGGAAGTTCAGCAGTCGGTACTTATGGTCTTTAAAAGAAGTTTCTTTCATTGTAGCCTGAGCGTTTTCCAAACCTAATTCAAGAGCTTTTTCTATGTTTATTACCTTCTCTTCGGTATACCCCTCTTCATATGGGCTATACCCATTTTTTAGCACATCTTCTACCATATCGCGCAGTTGTTTAGCAGCAGCTCGGCGTACTGAAGCATCTTGATGTCGGTTCATACCATAGTAGAGTGGTGTCTGTCTCTCCATCTTGTTAGTTTTAGGATTTAGATAAGAGAAGTACACGTACCAACGTTTAGAAGTATCGCCTCCAGCATCATAGATTTGAGGTTTTGTATAGAGACCTTTGTTTTTCATATCGTATGCGTTTCCGTATGCGTTAGCGTATTCGTTTTTCAATTTCTTACTAAATTCAGACATAAAAAAAGAGTGATTTATGCATATAAACCACTCTTTTTCAGCTATCTAAATTTTGTAGCGGGAACTGGACTCGAACCAGTGACCTTCGGGTTATGAGCCCGACGAGCTACCTACTGCTCTATCCCGCGATTTTCTGGGTGCAAAAGTACAAACTTTTTTTTATATAGCAAACTTTTTAGCAACTTTTTTTAATATTTT